CAACTTGTCAAGACACATAGCTTGATCCATAATCTCATCAGGAATTGGTTCATCACGATCCTCAAATGAAAATGCAACATATTTTGAGTTTGTAACTCCCATTCCTGTTCTGCGGAAAGAAACAATCCTACCGTCATCAGGGTCTGCAAATGGAATGAATCCTCCGCCCCTTTTCTTTTTTGCCTGCTCACTCAGAGTTGAATCAAAAGCCCATTGAGAGACATCCCAAATCTGAACACCCTTTGCTTCCTCTTTGCTGTTGTCGTGACTCCACACATTGTAGATTGCTCGACGAGTTGGATTCAATGCTTTGATGATTGCCTCATCAACTTCTCCTTCTTTTTGAAGCTTGATCTGATAATCACAGATTGGACATTTGCCCATGTGATTACGATTCAGACAAAGATAGTCATCTTCGTTTACACCAACTTTCCTGTGAACAAACAAATCGAGACAGTATGCAAATTTTCCTTCCTTTGTATTTGGATCATTTGGTCCTGCTACATAAGGAATGAAATCATATGAATGATCCCCCTCACCACACTTACATCTTTTCTCGACCGGGAGCCTTTGTTCAAAGATCGACCTGAATTTACCACTGTCATCTTTTCTTTTATATGCTTCCTCATGTCGCTGTTGAATCTGCTCCTTAATCTGTTTTCGTCTTTCTTTTGCTGAAAGCATCAGGCTTTCCTCCTTTCTTTTCAAATTCGTTCTTCTGTTCAAAGAATGATTTGAACACCGCAGATGATACAATCCTAAAAATTGTATAGATCACAAACGGTGCAAAAACCACAATGAGTGTCCACATTAAAAAATTACTCATGGCCGTCTCCTTCTCAACCTTTCACTTTTGTTTAATACATCCCTTTGCGCCTCCTTCCCTTCATCGGTTATTGCTTTTTTATAGTTATCATCGGTTCTCCCTACGGCTACAAAATATTGCCCCTTGTAAAGTTCAGTAAGAATGTCAAGAGCTTTCTTTCGATGCTCAAGTGTCTCTTTGTCACCTGATAATTGATTGACTTTATGCATGGTTTTAAGATGTTTTGTAGTAGCTTCCCGAACTCTTTCGTTGAGAGTTACCTGGTTTGAAATCCATGTCTCTGTCGGAGTTTTACTTTCTGAAGACCACCCATGCTCCAATGGATTTGCACGAATTTCTTCATCAACTTCCGCTTTGATAGCAGTTAAATTTTCCTTTACTTCATCTCGTGTAAGAACTGCATCAGCCCATTTATCCGTACATTTTTCATATAGATCGACCTGTTCAATTGCGTTCTGATCGAGATGATTTTTATTGAGTTTTATATCTACATCAAAAGCCATTCTTCTCTCCTTTCAAAATCAGTATAGCAGAAATTCTAAAATTACTTGCAGGCTAAATAATCAAGGAACTTCTTATCATCCATTTCTTTATGCATATTTTTGAAGGCAATTACTTCAGCCAGCATTTTTATTTGCTTTTTCAAGTCTTCTAAAGACCAATTTCTATAGTCCCAACCGCAGGTACAAGGGGTATTCCAACAATGGTCACAATCACTCATTGACATATTTGATCTCCTATTTCGTTGCTAGGTAGCACATGTTTACCACACCAGCTTTGCCAGTGTTGTATGTTGGTTCTGAGAAAATGTCAATCAACTCGGAAAGTCTATCATCACTATCTTTGCTGAGGAGGATTGCCGAGCAATATCCTAATACCGCGTAGCGAAGCTTCTCAGGCTCAGTTTTTGAAAGAACTTCTTTCACTTTCCTTTTAATAGATTTCCAAGGCTGTCTGCCTATCAAAGCTCTACAAATGTCAATGACTTCGACTTCTCCTATAGTGACAACAGACACAGCTTCAAGAGCTTCTTTTTCGTCAATAATATCAATAACGGAATCAAGTATAACGAGAGCTTGACGGGGACAGCCTTCAGCAACCCGAATGATTTCTTTCAATACCTTGTCAGAGAAATCTTTCACACCTTCACTTTCAAGAACCCAGTTCAGTAATTTCTTCATCTGAATATTTGTCAATGAAGAAACTTGAAATGTCGTGCAGCGATTTCTAATTGTAGGAAGGAGCTTGTCAGGATCCGTAGTGCAAAGAATAAAATATACGTGCTTTGGGCAGTCTTCAAGGATCTTCAAAATTGCTTGCATTGCAGGTCCGGTAACAGATTGAAATTCGTCTAGGATATAAACCTTCACTTTTCCAACCATTGCCGCATAGTGAGCGTTTTGTGTAATATCTCGAACGGTATCAATTCCTCTCGTATTTGCTGAATTCAATTCTTGTAAATCTTCAAACTCACATCCGACCATGTTTGCAATGATTCTTCCAAGCGTTGTTTTCCCGCTGCCAGTTTTCCCCGTAAACAAATATGCATGAGGACGATCCTCACGAGCCATCAGTGTTTTTAAACTGATTTTAATTGCATCATTACCAATAAACTCATCAAGATTTTGAGGTCTATACTTCAAGTGAAGTGCAGTTGAATTCCTTTCCATTTTAATTCTCCTTTTTAAAGTGAAATTTGTTTTTTACATTCAAATGGAAAAACTTACCAATTGATTCTGATTCAATGAATACTTCATATAAAGATTTTGGAATGTCTTCATAGCAATAAACATCTCCGTTCCAAAACTCAATAATCATTTCCCCATTTGAGTCATTATAATAAACATTATTAATTACCGAAGAATTTACTTTCATTTCTCTTCAACCTTTCTTTTATTATTTCAAAATATTTTGGTTCTTTTTCAATTAAAATAAATTTTCGGTTTGTGTTTTTACAAGCTACTCCAGTCATGCCACTTCCCGCAAATGGATCGAGAATGATGTCACCTTCGTTGCTCCACGAAAGGATGTGGTCGGTGGCGAGTTGTAACGGGAATGGAGCAGGATGGCCCTTGACACACTCACTAACGCAATCCCATATATTGAATCTTTGTCCATATTCTGCAATAGTAATTATCTTGCTCATTGGTTTTACAGAACCGTCGATTTGTCTAATAGTTCCACGAACTACTTTGCCAGCACATTTATTTTTCTTGTCCTTTAGTGGATTAAATATTTTAATTTTCCCTTTAACAAATATAAACATATATTCAAACACTGGGGCATAGCGAGTAGCCAAGGCTCCTATTGCACTAAATCTTCCTTTATTCCAAATCATCGTATCGTGAAGGTTAAACCCTATTTCCTTGAAGTAAAGTGCTTGTTTGAACGATGTCCCCGTTTCACTTCCATTTATCGTCGCGTCTCCTACTATCCAAACAATCACGCCACTATCCTTTGTAACTCTGAATAGTTCCTTGGCAATCTTCTGAAATATCTCAAAGTTCCATTCAAGCGAGCCATTATACGTTCGCAGGTTATCATAGGGCGGAGATGTAACCGTAAGGTCAATGCTCTTGTCTGGCAAAGTAGGCATTATATCTAAGCAATCACCTTGATAAATCATTTCTTCATCTTTAATTTTTTCTGACCATACCACGATTGGTCTATTTCAGTCCCCTCCCATGACACAACAAGAGGTACAATAATCCACTTCCAGTCTTCCCGAATCTGTTTAGTCGCTATCTCTGTTGATAATAACATAACTTCTTCTTTTTCTGACGGATCACAATCGAAGACCAAGTTGTCATGTATCTGACCGATGATCTTTGTGTTCATATCTTGTGCTAAAAGCTCTTTGTGGATATGAATTAATGAGTAAAGCAAACAGTGAAATGCACTCCCTTGAATCGGTGTATTGACCACTTTGTTTCGAGACATATAGCCTCTGCAAGTAAATCCTGTAGGCAATTCAATTATACCAGTTTTCTCATACTGTTTCCAACTTCTTTCTTGCCATTGCTTCAGTTTCCTGAATCGCTGCCAAAATTCAGTCTCAACATCTTTGACATGATTTTCAAATCCTTCATAGTCGGTTTTATTCTTGATGATCTTCTCGTTTTCAAGATGGTCAATAATAAATACCTTATCTGTCGTTTCAATATGCTCTTTATGAAAAGTCTCCCATAGATTCTTTGCACAGCTTCGGTAATAACTACCATAGATTTCAGGAAACACGAAATCGCTCTTTGCAGAGAATCTTATTTTCTCAGAGACACGATCTTTTGATAATCTGCACAATACGACTGCTTGATCACGATGCATGTCTTTCGTTAAATCTGCACAATATTCCATTAGCACGGGGTCTTTCGAAATGCAGGCTGCAATCGTTACTTCAAGAGCTTTGTAGTCAAATCCTAAAATGATGTTACCTTTGCTCGGTACAATTCCTGACCGTGTATATTTTTTTGCTTCATCATCTCGCGTAGGTACATTCTGCCAGTTAGGACGGGAGGATGAACTTCTGAATGTATCTACTTTATGCAGATCAAAGAATGGTCTTAGTTTTCCATCTTCATCAATCTCTCTCAAGAACTGACCAATATATGTCCCCTTTACTTTATCAAGTTTGCTGAATTTGACAAGCTTCCGTGCAAAATCTGAATCGAGCGAATTTAATACTTCAGCATTGACTGATTTCAATCCTCCTTCAGTTTCTTTTGGTGACTCAAGTTTTAGGATATCAAAAAACAATTTCCTTAGATCAAAATCTGAGGTTAAAGATATTTCAACCCCATTCACCTCTTTGAATTTCTTTGCCTCATCCGAAGTAAGCAATTCCTTCACAAGTTCAAGCATAATTGTTTCAAGCTCTGTATCGGTTTTTTCATAATACTTTCTGTCCGCAGGGATTCCATTCATCTGAATATCGGCAAGTGCGATAAGACCTTCTTTAAAGAACTGATTTGCTTCTTTCTGTCTTATTGTCATCTCTTTCATTTGCTCATGATGTAACTTCAGTGTGAGCAATGAATCAATGCCATTGTAGAGAAGCAAATCATCAAGGGGAGCTTCAAAGACTCTGTTGAATTCAGAACCTTTCTTTGATCTCAAATATTGCCTTATTGTTTTGTCATAATCATCAATTCCCCATCGAATGAACGCTTGAAACTTCAATCCTGTAAAGGATCCCCGATTGTCCAAAATATGAGAAGCATTCATTGTGCATGATTCCCAGTAACTGACAGGAGTTCCTAAGATTCTTTGACTCCACGTATCCTCAAATTTAATGTTTTGCCCGATCTTCTTTGAAGGCCCTTCAAGTATTTTGCACCATAGATCACAAAGAATTTTCTGCTGATTCTTTGTGAAACAAGGATGCTGAAGGGGAAAAGAAATTGCATCATCCTCAAGATCACACAAACTTACACAAGCAATCCTATGTCCTTTGTTGAATGGTTTTAGACCTGTTGTTTCATAATCAAAAGCAAATTCATCAGGAGGCCTTTTGATAAGACTTTCAAACACTTCCTTAATTGTATCAAATTCTTTTATCAACTCAATCTTGTCATAAGGATTGTAGAACGTCGGTGGTTCTTTGTCAAGACATGAGATTGCAAAGTCTAAGTCTCGATTGTATTGAGAGAATGTCAATTCATCATGTTCGTTTCTCATTGCAAAGGAAGGATGAAAGAGAGGGATCACCCATGCGTTTGAATATGAGTCAGGGATGCAGAGTGCCCTCCATCTTGATGGAGTTAAATCTGTTCCTTCTTCATCACTGAATCTCTCCATATAATATGATTCAATTGCACTCTTCCCCATCAACCAGATGAACTTAGGTTTATTTTTGTCGATGAAGTCAAGATAGTTTTGACGGCAGAGTTTCAGTTCTTTTCGTTTTGGTGATCTGTTTTTTTCAAATCTGCCTTTTTTCACAAACGTCCTACATTGAACCGAGTTGGTTTTCCAGAAATCCTTGTCGAGATCAAAACCTCTTTCTTTTAAACGCTCACGAAGAAATTGACCAGCATCCCCTATGAGTTGTATTCCTAAATCATCCTCTGACTTTCCGGGCGCCTCGGCGATCAAAAGTACCTTCAGTCTCCCTTCCCCCGTAGGAAGCATCTTAGGTGATTTTACGTTTCTGAATAAACCACAATCAAGACAATTCTTAGCCTGAGAAGAGCTTTCTTTTACAGAGGCTGATTCTGAGGAAGAAAAGAAAGGACGTAAAGAAAGCTTTTTCATTGGTAAACCGTCCTTGTTACACTTATTTTTTCAGAATTACCTTTGATATTGTCTTTGTACTTATTCCCAAATCCATATCCGTGAAATAATCCTTTGTCTTCAATCAACATCATCAAATCTCCCCATGAGAGAAGAAATGAATCCTTATCTTTTTGCCTCATGAGAAATTCCTTTGACTTGAATATCTTTGTATTTAATCGTTTCAGGTGCATCTTTTCTGATTTGTCATCTGCTTTCTCATGGAGAATATCGAGCAGCTCAGAAATTAGATTACATGTCTCATAAATATTTTCTTTCAACGTCGAGAGCATAGCATATTTATGATGAGAAATTGTTAGGCTCATTATATAGGTTATTGCTTCTTTGTAATCGAAGAAATCAAAGGTGTGATTATTTACATTCACAAAAGTTCTGAGCATTAAAATCTCCTTTCTTTATTCTGGAAGGGCAATCATATGCCGATACTTTTCTTGAGAGAATGTTGCCTTGTCAGGAAATTCCTCTCCTTGTGTCAAGCTAAGAGCAGTTGCTTTTGTAAGAATCTGAGCAAAGAATATAGGATTGATATAGAAGATCAAAGGCTTTCCTGTATATTCGAAATCAACTTCTTTTTCTATCCAACCCCTCTCCTTCTCAGACCTGCAAGTGATCTTGCCCTCCTCGATTTTCATCTCAACCATTTTAGCAACTACTTCATCCCCGGTCGCCATAATCACAATACTCTTCATAATCTCTCCAAGTTCATCAGGCATTGTAAATGGACCATAAGTTGATTTCTTTTCAAAGAAGCGATCAATTGTGTAAGGGTATTCTCCAACCATCATTCGACAATTGAACATCACTTGATCATCAGTAATAAAATGCAACCAACCTTCACTCTTCCCATACTTTTTGATAGGATACTTCACAAGCTCAACTGCATTTCGTGCAGGTATCAGCATTTCTTTAACAGTACCATCCATAATGAATCTGCTGATTCGTACACTATCAGAAGAGTAAATTTTGTCCTCATTTACAGCAACACAGCAACGAACTCCCGTTGTCATATCTTTACTTGCGTTGAACATACAAAGTGTGATGCCTTCAACAAAATCTTTTGGCAAACGTCTCCAGAATCCTTTTCCAAATGTAGAATCCTGAAGTTTTTTGACAAGAGAATCAACACGTTCTTTCTCACCAATGATTGTAGAAAGACCAGCTCTTGTTTTCTTGCTTTTAATTCTCATCTGATCATTTTCAAGAGTAATATCAACTTCATCTTCTTTGATACCAGACAAGATTTTATAAAGCTCTTCTCCGTTTACAGAGCACTGAAAATCAGTAGGATACGGTGCCAAGATACAAATTTCATCGTTGAAAGTTGTGATATTTTCTCCGGTAAAGATAAATCGAATGGTCTCTTCGATTATCTCCTTATGTGAGAGGCCGGGCCGACAAATATCAAGTCGTTCTAATAAGGTATTTCGATTTACTTTCATTTCTTCTCCTTTTCATAATTTCTACACGATCCTTTACCATCAATTTCAGTCACTCCATTGGCTCCATAACAGTTGTAACAAACGCCTTCTTCTCCAAATTTACATGTGTGACAAGTTTCTTCCTTTATTTTAATAACTCCTTTTGCAACCTGGCAACGCCGTCTCGCCTTTTCTTGTTCTCCTTGATATGCTTTTTTCATTTTCTAATCCTCTCAAAAATTTCATCGACAGAGTTATTTCCGAAGATGTCAAACTGCTTTGCAGGCACCCATTTTGCCCAGGAACCAAAGGCGATTCTGTACTTAACGATCTTCCCTTTGTCATACTGTGGCGTGAAGCACAGATTTGGATAGTTTTTTGTCTGTGCTACAACATATGCTTTTGGATCTTCTGGTATATTACCTGAAGCTAAGATAATCCATGTATTTTTAAACTGATCAATCAAATCTTGAATAGTAGGATTCTTCTTGTACGATTTGAAGAAGATGTTGTGAAAAGGCTTCTCTTTGAAACGGAAAATAACTTCACATTTCTTTTCTTGATTCTTCAGATCAAGATAAGTCATCTCCATGTTCAAACCAAACGACACCTCAAGTCCCAGTTTTGCGTCTCGTTCTGCCGATGCTTTGTTTCGACCTGGGTGAAACTCCACATCCCCTTTGAATCTTATCGCTTTGATCCACTTGAATCTTTTCATTAAGGATTGTGCCATTCTCTCTGAGCGATCTTTTGCTTGAAGAAAGTCGTACTCGGTCTGACTCAATCTCCCTCTTTCTTTAGGAAAGTTTATCATTCATTTCCTGCTCCTTTCTTTTTATCCGCCCTTTCCTTGCACTTTCCCTCATCCTTTTTCTTGTTTCCTCTGAGGGATATCATACCGGGTTTGACTGAGTTTCCTTTCTTCCATTTCTTTCTTCCTCTTGAAGTGTTAAAACTGTTGCACAGGTTTTGGGATAGAAAAAACTGACCAGCCTGTTATAGGTTTTCCCTTTTGCTTCAATTGATTCTTTGAGCTTCCTCTCATTATTGAGATTTGTAAGATGAGGGAAACTGCCTGCCAAAAAAAGTTGGATTTTAATCACCTCCTTTTTCTTATTATATTTAGAACTGCAAACTTACCAATTTCACCGTCTTCCATCCCTTCTATTATAATTCTGATTGGAGGAGGTAGTGATAGGGAAGGAAGGACAATAGAAGGCCGTTCCCGTTTTATCTTGTGAGGACAATGATTCTCCATCGAAGCTCTCTCATCATTGAATTCACAATTAATCTTTATACTCATGTCTGAAGAACCCCGCTATTTTCCCCATCTTCTGAGATTTCAATTGTAACGTCTTTTCTCAGGCCATATTTCTTTGTAATCTCTTCAAGTAAGTCTTCAGCAATCATCTCACATGATTTGCCACCGAGTTCAAAATCATATTTCTCAGCAATAAACTTCTGAAGATGCTGCTTTACTAGGATAAACTCAAGGTCTCTATCATTGTGAGCAACAGGTAGTTTTACTTCACAGTGAAAGATATGTCGATGAGGTCTTCGCAGAAAGTCTACTTCATTTGGTGCATCTTTATAGAAATGAAAGCCCTCGAATTGGAATCTCACGATGATATAAAATTTATTTGCCATATTAGTCCTTTCAAAAAAGGGCGAGGCAGAATTGTTTTGTCTGGTATATTTCTGCTTTATACCACACCATCACACTTTCGTGCCCCACCTCTCTTCATTATTTTATTCTTTCTCGTTTTGCTTCCTGAACGCTCTGTCGAATGCCTTGAGCGAGAGAACGGACAAATTGCATTTGCTTTCTCACTCGTGCCCCAGCGGCATTTGATCCACGAAGGCCTGCATCAAATTTATTTGCATCGTCAAGAGCTTCACGAACAAGCACTGTCATTTCATTTAACTGGGCAACTACAGGAATCTTTTCCTTTTCAGCCAAGAAGCACCTCCTTCAATGAATTTTTGTTATTTACTTCGCCGCCTTCTTTGGTTTCTTTGTTTCTTTCTTTGGTTTCTTTGTTTCTTTCTTTGGTTTCTGCTTTTTTGCCATCATCTCACCTCCCTTCTTTAGTTATTATAAGAGTTTTTACAAATTATGCGCCTGGTAACTTTGTCATTATTGCCTTACGTTTTTTTTTCCACGGTCGAGGCCATTCAGGAATTGATGATTCCAGCGATAAATAATACTCAAGATTGCACTGATCTCGCTGATTGACATCATTGCATACCCCTCTCTCAATAATCGTTTCTGACGACGAAACCTCTGTCTCTGCTATCGGAAATTCAGCTTTAGAATGATCAAATGAAACTTTCTCAAGCTTGGAGCTACCCATCTTCAGTCCAATGCTTTCCAAATACTCATGAATATGAGTCTGTTCGATCTTTGGAAGATGCTCAAAGTTCTTGTAATCTTCCTTTCTTTTCTTTCTCGTTGAGACAGAAATGATATGGGGAGACTCATCATAGATGAAGGTTCCATTCTTTTTCTTCGGCACAATAATCAAACCATATTTTCCAAATTGCATCCAACTTGTTGAATTATGAATAAGTATTCCATTGGCAACATATCTTTGTCCTTCAGGGACTTCAAGATCATAGACAACGCCTTTAAATACATTAAGTTTCTCAACTCCAAAACAAGTGAGGTGATTTTCTTCTTGTTTACAGGAAAAGAAATCCCCCACTTTATTTTTCATACTTGTTTGAGGACGAGATAAACTTAAACGAATGGTATCCATTTTTCTTTTTTGTAAAAAACCTATCTTTTCAAAAAATGCAGTTTTGCTTTGGAAATTACCAATGATTATTGTATGTAAAATACTTTCCCCCGTAGAAAACCCTCCCGTTCTTCCTTCTTTAATTTTGCATATTGGAGTAACACCAACAGAAGTCAAAAGGTAAAACAATCCATAAAACAATTTCACACTTACTGTTCCAGCCTCAATTGCTGCTCCATTATTGGTACTACCATCTCCAGAAAAATATCCCCTGAGAAAAGCACAAATCAATTCGTTAGACACTTCAAATACCCACCAGGGTATTTGTTTAGTGTGAGATCTTCCAATGAATCCGAGAGCTTGCATCACCCTTTGCATGAAAATATTAGAAACACCGCTATCAACAGCATTTGATTTTATACTGACCTTGTGGGGTTGTTCTCCAAAATTGAATACACTTGCTGCTTTTTCAAAACATTGAAGGCTCTCTATATCATTTGCATATGACATACCAACTGAAAGACCAGAATAATAACCATCAGCAATCCACAACCCAAAAAACTCCATTAGTTCTTTTGTAAAAACTACAGTAAATGGGAATGATTCTTTTTGTATTCTTTCACTACGAAATTTTGATTTTTTTGCAGTGGTCCTTTCAACTTCAACGGTTAACTGTTTAATTTGTATTTTGTTTGTTCTTCGGAAGTTGACACACACAAGACGGTCAATGTTAGGTTTTAAATCTAGTGTAGGAACAGGGGTTTTTTTGCCGTCACGAATGACAAAACACCCATGATCACCTGTTACTTTTACAGCTCTCCCATCATAGGATCGAACTTTGTATAACGGTTTGCCAATTTCATGCCGGAAAACTTTTGTAACTGGAGTCCAAAAACCTTTACCATCTTCATCTGTAATATACGTTTCTAAACCAGTAGTATTTTTGTAGTGATGACCGTTCTCTGTAGTAATTTTATCTCCTAATGCAGACCAATAAAGTTCTTCCATTGAGGACATTCGAATTCTACCGAACTCTCGAACGAGAACCATTGCATCTCCTGTAACAGAATCTACTGAGAAATATGGGAACTCGATGATCAATTCTGGACTCGTCATTGCAAATCCATGAACTTTAATTCTCGGTATTCCTTTCTCATTACAGATTAAATTCCACGCAGGCTCGCCTGTATCAGCAAGCCAACGTCCTTTCATAGCTCTTTGACCAAGTCCTCCAATTCCAATGTAACCATAGTTATCAAGATACTTTTTGAGCCATTTTAAATCTTCACCAGGATGAAAGACAGGGATCGAGTTCAATTTGTAGGTGTCTTCCATATACTTCTGGACCTTCCAAGACATCTCAGGATTAAATATAACATCAACATTTACATATACAGCAAAATGATCCTTATTCTCTTTTAAGAAAGCACAGTAGGCATCGATGTATTGCCAGAAGGCATCAGATTCAAAAAA